ATCCATTTTACCATTCACAATTAATGGTGCAGTTACAACTTCAAATCAGGACATTATAGATGTAGCTGCGGATAAACTGTATAAAATAAACACAATATTAATTTCAAACATAGATGGTACAAATGCAGCAGATATAAGTGTTTCAATATCAACAGACAATGGTAGCTCATCAAGAGCTATAGCATCAACTATTTCAGTACCAGCAGACTCAACATTATCTTTAATATCTACTACTCTTTATTTAGATGAAACAGATATATTGAAAATACAGGGTAGTGCTAATAATGATTTAGAATACACAGTTTCTGGTGAAATATTAGATGATGCGTAAGGAGTTTATATATGGCTCACTTTGCAGAACTTGATAGCAATAACGAAGTAATCCAAGTAGTTGTAATATCTAATGATGATATAGACGCTAATGGTGGTGATTATTCATCCGAAGCTGAAACTTACGTTTCTAATTTAATACCACACTCAGAAAATGGTGTCGCTTGGAAACAAACTTCTTTTAACAATAATCAACGCAAAAAGTATGCAGGTATAGGATTTATCTATGATGCAACAAAAGATAAATTTATTTCTCCAAAACCTTTTAATTCTTGGACATTAGACACCAATGATGATTGGCAGGCACCTGTAACTCTTCCTAATGTTACAGAAGTAAACTCTAATACTATTGAAATTTCATGGTACGAACCTAATCAAGAATGGAGGGGTAAAACTTATACAGGTAGAGATTTAGAAATAGAAACAGACTATGTGTGGAATGCAAGTAGTCTCGAATGGAGAGAAATTTAATTATGTCAATTGGTAATGGTGGAATAATTGGTCCAGATAATGACCCAACAACAAGCACTCAAAGTGAAGTAATAACTACTTTTAATTCTAGTGGTACTTTAACTACAGCAACACACACAACAGAACTACAATACCTTATTATCGCAGGTGGCGGTGGTGGTGGAGGTCATCCTGTAGCTCCAACATTTACTGTTGGTTCAAGAGGCGGAGACTCTTCTATAGCAGGAGCACCTATAACAACTGTTACTTCAACTGGAGGAGGTGGTGGTGATACAGGTTATTTTCTACCTAATCCTGGAACACAACCTGGAGGTTCTGGTGGCGGAGGAGGTCGTTACGCTACTGGTACTGGAACAGCTGGTCAAGGTTTTAATGGAGGTGCTGGTACAAGAGGGGCTCATCAAGGAGCAGACCTTTCTGGTGGCGGTGGCGGTGCAGGTGCCGTAGGACAAAACCATCAACCGCATAATTCACCACCTAGAAAAAGTGGAGACGGTGGTGCTGGTGTCGCATCATCAATAACAGGATCACCCGTGACTAGAGCAGGTGGTGGCGGTGGTTCAAGCAACTATGTTAATTCTCCATTACAAACAGGTTCTGGTGGATCTGGTGGTGGTGGAAATGGAGGCAACCAAGGTTATACAGGCACTAGCGGTACAGCTAATACTGGCGGTGGCGGTGGCGGTTGGACAGATGGTATTACTGGCTTCCAAAACTTTGGTGGCGGTGGTGGAGCTGGAGGTTATAGATGTTCTGTGCCAGGAGAAAACTCTGGAGGTGGAGCATCAGCTGAATCCACACTTACTGTTGTAGGTGGTACAAATTATACTATTACTGTTGGAGCTGGAGGAGCAGGAGCAGCAACACCTGCACCAAGTGGTTCAAGCACGAATGGTGGTTCTGGTGTGGTTATAACTAAAGAACCTGAAGTAGATTTTGTATCTGGAGCTTCAGGAGTTTGGAATTTAGATGAAGTTTACGATTTTGTAAAAGCTGGTACTTGGACAAATTAACCACCATATAAAATGAATCTAAAATGGTATTACTGGTACTTTCAGTCAGCTATACCAGAAAGAATATGTGATGAAATAGTGCGTTATGGTGAAGAGCAAAATAAAGAAATAGCTCTTACAGGTAATTCACAAAAAGAAAATCTATCTAATACAGAACTAAAAAATATACAAAAGAAACGCAAGTCTGATGTTGTTTGGATGTCAGACCGATGGATATATAGGGAAATACAACCCTATATTTATCAAGCAAATGCAAGTGCTGGATGGAATTTTCAATGGGATTGGTCAGAGGCTTGTCAATTTACTGAGTATAAAAAAGATCAATTTTATGACTGGCATTGTGATTCACATGAAGAACCATACGATCAACCAGAAAATCAAAATGTACATGGTAAGCTAAGAAAACTAAGTATGACCGTATCACTTACCGATCCTAAAGAATATGAAGGTGGCGATCTAGAGTTTGATTTTAGAAATACAGACAAAGGTTCTCAGCCAAGAATATGTAAAGAAATAAGAGAAAAAGGTAGTATAATTGTTTTTCCTTCTTTTGTTTGGCATAGAGTAAAGCCAGTTACAAAAGGAATAAGACACTCTTTAGTGTGTTGGAATTTAGGATATCCATTTAAATGATTACAGAACTAAAAAATCCCGTTACAGAAAATTATAAAAATTTAAAAAATTTAGTATTAAGCAACAACTTTCCTTGGTATTACCTTGATAAAACTGTTTCTGATACAGATGAAGAAGACATGGGTTTTTTTGCTCATTGTTTATTGGGCAGACCAACACATCAAAGTTATGGTAAACAAGTTCCTGCTATACCTGAAAGAGTATCTACCTATTTTGATGAATGTTATTTTATTTTGAAAGAAATACTTGATTTTAACAATATTGACATAGAAGTTATGTATCGTATGAATATAAACATGACACCACATAGTTCCGTTAAATCTAGCGTACCGCATATAGATTTAAACTTTCCCCATAAAGTCGTTATAGTTTATTTAACAAAATTTTCACAAGGTAGAACAATAGTATTAGGAGAAGATAATCAAAAATTTTATTCAAATCCAAAAGAAGATAGTGTCATTATGTTTGACGGCAACCTCGAACATTATCAAGAATGTCCAGATATAGATGAAAAAAGAATAGTTATAGTTGCAAATTTTTTATGAGTTTTAAACAAGATAAATACCAAATAATTAAAAATGCTGTATCAAAAGAATTAGCAGATTTTTGTTATCAGTATTTTTTAAATAAAAGAATGGTGGCAAGACATTTATTTGATGAAAAATATATATCTCAATTCACCGAATACTTTGGTGTATGGAATGATCCACAAATACCCGAAACATATTCACATTATGCAGATATAGTTATGGAAACTTTATTACAAAAAGTTAAACCAATTATGGAAAAAGAAGCAGGTGTAACGTTAATAGAAACTTATTCGTACGCAAGAATTTATAAAAAAGGTGATGAATTAAAACGACACAAAGATAGACCTTCATGCGAAATATCAACTACTATGAACTTAGGTGGAGATCCATGGCCAATATATTTAGAACCTGATATTAAAGTAAACTTAAATTCAGGCGATATGCTTATGTATCGTGGTTGCGATTTAGAGCATTGGCGTGAGCCATTTACAGGTAAAGATTGTGCACAAGTTTTTTTACACTACAATGATGCGAGTGGTAAAAACGCTAAACAAAATAAATTTGATACTAGACCCATGTTAGGATTACCAGCTTTTTTTAAACAATAATGTATGAAACTTATTATTGTGATATTTTAGAAAATATAAACAATAAAATTTTCTTAAAAAAACTTAATACTTTTATTAAAAACAATCCTTGTTGTAAAAACTATCCAAAATGCGAACACGCAAGAATACAATCTGATGGAACTTTATATAAAAACTTTAAAGAACTAAATAAATCTATTGATATTACTGTATTTAAATATTTAGGCTATCGACCAAATATTTTACATAAAAAATGTTGGGTATTTTTAAATAAAGCAGGCGAAGAAATAGACTCAATAAGGCATAACCATGCAGATAATTGTCAAAACTACAACATATCAGCAATAGCTTATTTAACTAAAACAAATTTTGGTACTAAGTTTTTCGATAGTAATAAAATTAGACCTGAAATAAATTGTTGGAATGTATTTGATTCAAGGCTATATCATCAAGCTGAAAAAGGAATACCTAAAATAGATAGATATGTTTTAGCTTTTGACGTAGCTATAGGCGATTAACCGTTTTTACACTATAATAATATTAAATCTGTAAATGCAGATTAAACTAAAGGAGAAACTAAATGACAATATTAAATATATTTTCATGGGTGACAACTATAATAGCCATTGCATCATTTATTGCAGCTATCACACCAACACCGCAAGGTAATTGGTGGCTATCAAAACTTTACAAAGTAATTGATTGGTGTGCGTTAAATGTTTTAAAAGCAAAGGATAAGTAAAATGAGTTTTTTTAAAAGATTATGGGGTAATTTAACTAATACAGAAGAGGTAAAAGTTAGAGCTCGTAACAAAAAAGGTCATTATGTAGCTGATGATAAATCTACACCAGATGTAAATGAAGCTTGGACTACTAAAAGAGTTAAAAAAACTAAAAAGAAATGAAATTTTTTAAAGACTCTACATTAGCAGAAGCTCTTGAAAGAGAAAATGCAATACGTTTTGAATATATTGAAAAACGTTTAGATGAGGGTTCTTTAAAATTTAAACGTTTAGAAAATTTAATCTGGGGAGTATATCCATTTATAGTAGGTGCTATAGTTGTAGCTAGTTTTGTATAAATGGAAGCTGCAGTTACAGTAATACAGGAAGTTGGTTTTCCTATAGCAGCAGCAATAGGTCTTGGTTGGTTTATCTATAAGTTAGTTATACGTATTGTTGATGGCATGGAAGCTAAACTGGACACTCTTGATGAAAAAGTAGAAGCACAAATAGCAGCCATAGAAGAACGTTTAGGAACAAAACTAGACTCACAACACGGTATTTTAGTGGCTCTAATAGATAGAGTACGTAGCTTAGATAACGAAATTATTAGACAAGATACTATGATAAAAACAATACTAGGAGTTCCGCAATTAATAAACCAAGATAAAATTGCTAAGGCGGACAGAGATGACCAAAGAAAAGACTAAAAAACAATTAGAAAAAGAACAGCTTGAAAAAGATAAATTAATTTGGTCACTGACACTTATAGGTATAGTTTTAATCATAGGTATTTTTGTACAAAATATCAAAGCCGACCAAATAGTTCATAAATTTAAAAACCCTTCTTTTAGTGGTATAAATACCTCATCACACTACCTAACAATTGAAAACCAAGAATTCAACCGTAAGATGTCTATCAAAGAAGAGTTGAAAGCATTACAAGAACAAATAGAAAGAGATAAAGAAAACACTACATTAGCTAGATTTATTAGGAATTTAGAGAGTCGTATCTATGCTCAGCTTTCAAGACAGCTAGTAGAAAATTTATTCGGAGAAACTCCTAGTACATCAGGTGTTTTGAACTTAGAAGGAAACACGATAGAATACAGTATTGAAAACGATATTATAACTTTAAAAATAACTGACGCAGATGGAAATATTACCGAGATACAGTTGCCTATTGGCGATTTTGCTTTCTAGTTGTAGTTTATTATCTGTAAATGACACTATTGTAAAAAGCAAAACAGCACCTAGTGTTTTAGAAATACAATCTAAAGAATTACTTAACGTAAAACAGCCTAAAGTTCCTATTGTAGTTGCTGTTTATCCGAACAGTTTTACAGACCAAACAGGACAACGTAAAAGCAATAGTGAGTTTGCTTTGTTTTCTACTGCTGTAACTCAAGCACCAAGTCATCTATTAATCAGAAGTTTAAAACATACTGCTGATGGTAAATTTTTTAGAGTAGCTGAAAGAGTAGGCTTAGATAATCTTACGAAAGAAAGACAACTTATACGTTCAGCTAGAGAACAAAACGAAAAATCTGATGGACCCAAACCTATAATGCCGTTGCTTTTTGCAGGAGTTTTAATGGAAGGTGCCGTAATTGGCTATGATACAAATATTAAAAGCGGTGGTAGAGGAGCTAGATATTTAGGTATAGGAACAAGCAAACAATACCGTGTAGACAATATAACGATTAC